CTGGTGACTATAAAGGGGCGACGGACACCCTTGACATCCGTATGACACATCTCTTCTTTGAGACTGCGTTGTCACGGTCAAACTTGTCGGTGGAGGAAGAGGAAGCTCTGCGTAGTGTTATCACGAAGCAGAAAATCTCCTACCCCCCCAAGTATGTCAAGAAGGCTCCCGAGGCCCTTTCTCCTTTCCTTCAACAAAATGGACAACTCATGGGCTCGACCCTTTCCTTCCCCATACTTTGTATGGTTAATCTCACGGCGTATTGGGCATCGATGGAGGAGTATCTCGGCCGTCAATTACCAGTCAAGGATCTTCCTTGTCTGATTAATGGCGACGACATACTCTTCCGTTCGAATGACGAACACTACGAGATCTGGAAGAAGTGGGTGGAGATCGTGGGCTTCACACTGAGTATGGGAAAGAATTATATTCACCATAATGTCCTTACTGTCAATAGTGAGGTATTCAAGTTCAACTCCGAGGATGAGTCGTTTACCAAGGTTAAGTCTCTTAACTGTGGTCTCCTTACGGGAGTCAACAAGATAACTGGAAAGTCGTACGAGAAAGATATACCCATTTGGGATATCTATAACCGTACCGTCCACTTGTCTTGTGACCCCATCAGGACCCACAATCGTTTCATGCACTATCATAGAGCAGAAATCGAGCGTCTTACCTTGGGTTACGACCCAACCTCAGAGTCCATACGCCCGGGAAAGTTAAACATTTTCCTTCCACGGGAGCTCGGTGGGCTGGGTTTCAAACCCCCACTTGGACTTGAGTACACTATCACTAAGCGACAGACTACCTACGGACATTACTGCATGGAACGCCGACGTCAGGCTGTGGTTGAGAACAAACTCCCACAACGCCTCGGTGTTGCACTGGTGCAGGATACGCTAGAGGCCATGGAAACGGCCCCCACAAAACAACGCACAACTTCTCTCACTCTCTGGCCCGCCACGACACCGCTCTACAAGGGATTGGGACCCCTTGAGGACTATACTGTCAAACTCCCCCCTCTCGCGAGGGCCTATTCCGTTAACGACGACTCGATGAAAATCGTTCGTCCCTCCCGGAAGCACCAGAAAGGTGCTTTCGAGGGAAAATGGAAAAGGCTCCACCTGAAGGGGAAGCTTAAGAGTAATGTCCTTCTAAACTACGACCGGAAGTTCTTTGAATACCGTCGACCACTCGATGCAGAGAAACATTATCCTGAAAAACAGAATAGTGATTATCTGGATGGACTGGACTTCGATATTGAAGGATTTCTGGCCGGAGCCTAAAAGCGGTGGACCGTCCCACGATTGGGGGACGTTAAACATACCTCTCGGCTGGGGTTTGAGTGATTAAAGAGCCCAAAACGAGCTAACACGAGCGGTACACACCGTTTAAATGTGGTACGGGAGACCGTGCCCCAGCCTGGGTTTAATCCCCACTCGTGTTTCGTGCTAAGTGTATATCTTCTTATACTAAATGCCGACAGACTAC